CCGGCGGCCATCATTGCGTCCCAAACTCTGCGGTCTTGGCACATTGTAGCAACGGCGGCGACTTTCATTCCCATATCAAAAAGAGTTTTAGATAATTTTAATCTTTCACAATTTTCGTCACGTATAGTACCACCAGAACTTACACCAAAAATTTGTGTTTGTACCGCACTACTAGAACCAGTAGTACACAAATCGTTGTTACCACCACTCATCATTGTTGGCGCAACCGCTGTAGGTGGCGGTTGAATTATTCTTTGTGTAATATTACTTTCATTAATATTGCGATTTGTCATGTCACCAGAGTTGACATTGTTATTTGTGTTTGTGCTTGTTGATGCACTAGTATTTGTATTAACATTGTTATTGTTATTTGTCATCGTGCCTGTATTCACATTGTTATTTGTGTTTACGTTTGTACTGGTGCTTGCACTAACATTGTTATTGTTATTTGTCATCGTGCCAGAATTTATATTATTATTCGTATTCACATTTGTAGATGTGCTGGCGTTGGTGTTGACGTTATTGTTGTTATTAGTCATCGTGCCAGAATTTATATTATTATTCGTATTCACACTCGTAGATGTGCTGGCGTTGGTGTTGACGTTATTGTTGTTGTACGTCATTGTACCACTATTCACGTTGTTGTTATTGTTCGTAACTGTGCTAGTGGAAGTTGAAGCATTGACGTTATTGTTGTTGTACGTCATTGTGCCAGTGTTCACGTTATTATTCGTGTTTACACTGGTGCTTGTATTGACATTCGTGGAGACACTATTAACATTAGTGTTATTAGTGTTGACGGTCGTAGCCGTGCTAGTATTGTTTGTATTTACGGTGCTTGTCGAGGTAGATGTACTGTTTGTGTCTACCAGCGTACTCGAATCATAGGTGGTCTGCGCGACCGATGACAAAGACATTACAAAAAGCACCATTGCGGTTAGCTTTTTGAACATTTATTTTCCTTTTTAACCACTATTTTGATTGACAAAAAATCATTTTGTATGTATAATCACAAAGTCAAATAGGAATAATTTTTCTATCAATACATATATTTATAAACTTTTCGAAAAGGTAAAAAAATGAAAATCTTAACAGCCAAATTAATTACACACGAAGAAATTTTAGGTGAAGTGGAAAAAGAAAGTATGGAATCAATCACTTTCAAAAATCCTGTGGCAATTTCTATTGTCCGAGGTAAAGATGGGGCACCAAATGTAGGATTTTCACCTTTTCCATTACATGCCGAACAAAAATCCGGATTTATTATTGACATAGATAAGAGAAATATTGTATACTCTTACGAACCCGCAGAAGATTTCAAAAGCAACTACAACCAATTATTCGGGTCTGGCATCATTCTACCCAAACAACAAAGCATCATTACCGGTTAATGTCTAATTTCTACACCAATGTTCAAGCCCTAGGCGGCAAGATCCTGTATCGCGGGATCATGGACGGAAAACGTATCAAACAAAAGGTTGACTACGAGCCATCACTATATCTTCCTGCCAAAAAAGATAAAGGCACTCACAAATCCCTTGATGGTCTGGACTTGTCTGAAAAACGTTTCGACAGTATCTACGAAGCGCGAGAATTCTTTAAGAAGTATGACGGCATTCCTGGTGCACCAAAAATCTATGGTAACACCAGGTACGAATATGCATTCATTGCAGATCAACATCCTACGATGGTTGATTGGGATCAGGATAAAGTTTCTATCGCTATCGTAGATATTGAGGTTGGTTCAGAAAATGGATTTCCCGATCCTTATCTGGCCAACGAACCCATCACCGCAATTGCAATCACTTATATCAACGGCAAAACCTATGTGTTCGGATGTGGTGATTATGAAGTACAAGGTGACGAAGTTTATATTAAGTGTAAAGATGAATGGACTCTTTGCAAGAAGTTCCTGATGTTGTGGTCAGACAATTGCCCAGACGTTATCACTGGTTGGAACACAAAGTTTTTCGATATTCCTTATCTCGTTAATCGTTTTCGTAAAATCTTGGGTGAAGATGACACGAAGAAACTTTCGCCTTGGAATTATATTTCCGAACGCAAAACAAACATCAATGGCAGAATGTTAATTGCCTATAGTTTTGTTGGTGTCGAATCTCTAGACTACATCGAACTCTACAAATGGTATGCGCCGGGTGGCAAGTCACAAGAATCTTATCGTCTTGATAATATTGCAAACGTTGAACTTGGTGAAGGTAAAATCTCATACGATGAATATGAAAACTTGCATCAATTGTATCGATTGAACTTCCAGAAGTTTATTGAATATAACATCAAAGACGTTAAACTGATTCTTAAACTGGAAGATAAACTGAAACTGTTGGAACTGGCACTGACTCTTGCATATGATACCAAGTGTAACTATGAAGATGTGTTTGCACAGACACGCATGTGGGATTCACTGACATATTCCTATCTACTGCAACAGAAGATCATTGTACCACCACGTGAGGTGCAGGACAAAGATTCCGCATTCGAAGGTGCATATGTTAAAGAACCTCAGGTTGGCCTACACAACTGGGTTGCCAGTTTCGACTTGAACAGTCTGTATCCTCACCTGATGATGCAGTATAACATTTCGCCAGAAACTCTAATCGAACCGGCAGACTACACACAAGAAATGCGTGATGTTCTATCGCAAGGTGTTTCCGTTGACAAACTTTTGAAATGTCAAATTGACACATCAAGTTTATCTGGTGTTACAATCACACCAAATGGACAATACTTTCGAACAGATGTTCAAGGTTTCTTGCCTAAGATGATGGAAGAAATGTATATTGACCGCAGCAAATTCAAAAAGATGATGTTGGCTGCGAAACAGGAATATGAAAATGAAACCGATGATTCAAAGAAGTATGACATTGAGAAACGGATCGCGAGATACAACAACCTACAACTCGCTAAGAAAGTCTCTCTCAATTCTGCTTATGGTGCTTTGGGTTCTCAGTATTTTAGATTTTACGACCTACGGATGGCTCTGGGTGTCACTACTGCTGGCCAGCTTTCTATTCGTTGGATTGAAAATAAGATTAACCAGTACATGAATAATGTTCTTAAAACGGAAGGTGTTGATTATGTCATTGCATCAGATACTGACTCAATCTATCTCAATCTTGGACCTTTGGTGCAACATGCGATGGGGGACAGAAGTCAAGATATTAACAAGGCGATATCCTTCATGGATAAAGTTTGTGAGACTAAGATTCAACCGTTTATTGACAAGTCTTATGCAGAACTTGCTGACTATGTTAAGGCATATTCACAAAAGATGCAAATGAAACGTGAAGGTCTGTCCAACAAAGGTGTTTGGACTGCCAAGAAGCGTTATATCTTAAACGTGTACAACAACGAAGGTGTTCAATATAAAGAACCACAGATGAAGGTCATGGGACTGGAAATGATTAAATCATCCACACCATCGGCAATCCGTGAAAAGATGAAAGCGGCAATTCAGTTGATGATGACCGGTAATGAAAATGATGTTCAAAACTTCATTGCGAATTTCAGAGAAGAATTCAAAAGATTGCCACCAGAAGAAATATCTTTTCCGCGTGGTCTCAATGGCCTGAACACATATTCTGATTCGGTTACACTATATAAGAAAGGTACACCAATTCATGTTAAAGGTGCAATTCTATACAATCACAATCTGAAATTGATGGGATTGGAAAAGAAGTATCAGAAGATTCAAGAAGGTGAAAAAATCAAATTCACCTATCTCAAAATGCCAAATCACTTCAAAGATACCGTTATTTCTTTCCCTTCCAGAATACCAAAAGAGTTTGAACTTGACAGGTATATTGATTACGATGTACAATTCGACAAAGCATTTTTGGAACCAATTCGTGTGATATTGGATTGTATGAAATGGAAAGTTGAGAAGAACAATTCTTTGGAAGACTTCTTCAGTTGAAATGAAAAGGAAATTATATGAGTATTCTTGATAAAATTAAAAAGAACAGTAGTATCAAAGATTCTGCTATTCTGGCGAAATCAAAATTCTTTACCGAAAAAGATATGATTCCAACGGCAGTTCCAGCAATCAATATTGCATTGTCTGGTAAGCTAGATGGTGGTCTAACACCAGGTCTTACGATGTGGGCTGGTCCATCTAAACATTTTAAGACTGCATTTTCTCTGTTGATGGCTAAGTCTTATCTAGATAAATATCCTGATGCAGCACTGCTATTTTACGATTCCGAATTCGGTACTCCGCAGTCCTATTTCGATAGTTTTGGTATCGACACTGAGCGAGTGCTTCATACTCCTCTTACAGATATTGAACAATTAAAGTTTGATGTGATGCAACAGTTGACACAATTAGAACGTGGTGAACATCTTATCATTGTGATTGATTCAATTGGCAACCTTGCATCCAAGAAAGAGGTCGAAGATGCACTTGAGGGCAAATCTGTTGCAGATATGTCACGCGCAAAACAAGTTAAGAGTTTGTTCCGTATGGTGACACCACACTTGTCACTAAAAGATATTCCAATGATTGTTGTCAATCACACATACAAAGAAATCGGTATGTTCCCGAAAGACATTGTTGGCGGTGGTACAGGCTCTTATTACTCAGCAGATAATATCTTCATTATTGGGCGCCAACAAGAAAAAGAAGGAACTGAAATTGTTGGTTATAACTTCATTATTAACGTAGAAAAGAGTAGGTATGTTAAAGAAAAATCTAAAATCCCTGTGTCTGTATCTTTTGATGGTGGTATTAGCCGTTGGTCAGGTTTACTTGATATTGCATTGGAATCCGGACATGTCATCAAACCCTCAAATGGGTGGTATAGCAAAGTGGATGTTTCCTCCGGTGAAGTAGAAGATAAGAAGTATCGGGAAAAGGACACTCACTCAAAAGAGTTCTGGTTGTCTGTTTTGAAACAAAAATCTTTCCAAGAATTTGTTGAAAATAAGTATCGTGTTGCTGCAAGTGAAATCATGCAAAGCGAGAACGATGAGGGTGTTTTAAATGATTGAGGGTATTGATTTCTGTTACATATATCCTAAGAATGATGCAACAACAGTTCACATCAGACTTCTACAAGGACCTTATAAAGATACCGTATTTAAATATGGTAAGGTTAAAATAAAAGAAGAAAGTGACGGAGTTCATTTACTTTTTGCTTATGATGTGTTAGAATCTGAAATCAAGAAACCAGCAAAGCTGGAAAAAGATGAAGATTTCAAAAATTATATTGGTGACTTATTGGTAGAAATAATGTCATTTAATATGGATGAGGATATTATTGATGAAACTGGAACAGACAATACTGAAAAACCTAATTTACAATGATGAGTATCTACGCAAAGTTTTACCTTTCATAAAATCCGAGTATTTCACCGACAGAACCGACAAGACGATTTTTAATCAAATCGCATCGTTCGTTGAAACCTACAATTCGACACCATCAATCGAGTCGTTAGTTTTATCTATTAAAGAAAATAGAAATCTGACAGAAACAGAACTAGAAAAATGCGAATCGTATCTTAAAGAAATTCAAGACGGTAAAAAAGAAGAATCCAAGATCGAATGGCTTGTAGACAAGACAGAACATTTTTGCCAAGAAAAAGCAATTTACAATGCAGTTCTCGGTTCAATTTCTATTCTTGATGGTAAAGATAAGACACATGATAAGGGTCAGATTCCCAAGATTCTCTCTGATGCACTAGCTGTCAGTTTCGACAGTTCCGTTGGTCACGATTATCTGGAAAATTCAGATGATCGTTTTGACTTTTATCACCGCAAAGAAGAAAAGATTCCTTTCGATTTGGAATACTTCAACAAAATCACCAAAGGTGGTCTTCCTGCAAAGACATTGAATATTGCTCTTGCAGGCACTGGCGTTGGTAAAAGTTTGTTCATGTGTCACGTTGCTGCATCATGTATGGTTCAAGGCAAGAATGTGCTATATATCACCATGGAAATGGCTGAAGAAAAGATCGCAGAACGTATCGATGCGAACTTGTTGAACGTCACTGTTGATGATTTGGTCAACTTATCTAAGGATGCGTATGACAAAAGAATCGCAAAATTAAGAGAGAAAACTGTTGGTAAACTAATCATCAAAGAATACCCAACAGCAGCAGCATCAGTAACACATTTTAGGACATTGTTGAATGAACTCAATCTCAAGAAAAGCTTTGTTCCTGATATTATCTTTGTGGATTACCTCAATATTTGTTGTAGTTCTCGCGTTAAGGCAGGATCAAACGTCAACAGTTATACCTATGTTAAGGCAATCGCAGAGGAATTGCGAGGTCTTGCCGTTGAGTTCGGATTACCAATTGTTTCTGCGACACAAACAACAAGAAGTGGATATACTTCTTCCGACCCCGGATTGGAAGACACAAGTGAGTCTTTTGGTTTGCCCGCTACAGCAGACTTGATGTTTGCACTGATTTCTTCCGAAGAACTGGAAGAACTCGGTCAGATCATGGTCAAACAGTTGAAGAATCGTTATTCTGATCCAACACAATACAAACGATTCAGTCTTGGTATTGACAGAGCGAAGATGAGACTGTATGATGTAGAACAATCTGCACAAGATGATATCATTGATTCGGGTAAAGATAAACCGTTGAACACTTTTGGTAATAGAGAAATGAAAGCCAAAAAAGCTTTCGAAGGTTTTAAAGTATGATCTTGAGCACAGACGATGCAATTCACTGTGCAAAAGTATTTAAAGATTACTTTGGTGAATTCAATCGAATCGATGAATACATGCGAAATCAGAAGTTGGCATCTCTTTCTGAAATGCCAAGCAATCCTCTTTTTCCATTAGAAGATGATTTGTTTTCGGATTTCACTGTGCATCCATCCGATATGGATTTTGAAGTCTGTGAGATTCCAATTGATCAATGGGAAAATCTACTGAATATCACCAGTTCTCACATCAATATTTCTCCTGTTGGTCGCCAGGTTCGTCTGGCTGTTATCGAAAAGAACACCAAGAAAATTATTGGTTTCATTCGCCTTGGTTCTCCAGTAATCAATATGAAACCGAGAAATGAAATGTTGGCGCAGGTGTTCACTCAACAACCAGAATGGGCAAAACGATTTAATGATTCTGCAATGATGGGATTCGTAATCGTTCCCGCACAACCATTTGGTTACAATTATCTTGGTGGTAAACTTCTTGCAAGTATTTGTACATCACATGAAGTTCGTGAAATCGTCAACAAGAAATACAATATGAACCTGTGTTTGTTTGAGACAACCAGTTTGTATGGTAGTACAAAGACAGTTTCTCAATATGATGGCATGAAACCTTTCATTCGTTTCAAAGGTTTAACTGACAGTGATTTTGTACCACTTATGCACGGTAAACCATACGAAGACCTGAAAAGTTTTGTTGAAAGTAGAGTTGGTGATATCGTTGATCCCGAATCATCAAGTAAGAAACTTAAAACAACAATGACAATCATTGCTATGACTAAGAGTGCATTAAAGGCTGACAAAGACGCTTTAAGTGAATTTAATGATACAATAAGTAAAGCGAAGAATCTGACAGAACAGAAGAGGTATTACATCAGTGATTATGGTTTTAATAACATGGTTGATTATGTCAACTGCAAAACTGACAAATTAATTCCTGGTGAAAACCATGAGAAACACTATCTTGAAAATCTGATCAGATGGTGGAAAAACAAGGCAACGAGCCGTTATACTAATCTGAACGAAGAAAAGAAATTGAAAACTGATCTAGAGGTTTGGACTTCAGGTAAAGAGATACAAATCATAAGATGAAGACTAAATAATAAATTATAACAACAGGAATTGCAATGGCCGACTTGGGTAGTAAAGCCACTGATGGTAGATTATCTTTCACAAAATATGTGACAGAAAATAAAAGATTCTCCGAAATCGATTTTGAGATCGAAAAAGGAAAGTCTACTGTTCTGTATACCAAGAAAGGCAAAAACATAGTTGCTGGAACTAAAGAATTTAAGGCCGGCACCAAAATTAAGATAACTGATCGAAATGTGTTTGAGATTGGTAAGTTGAAGATGGCTTCAGTAAAAATTGGCCAAACTTCTGGTTATATTCCAATCAATGCCATTCGCAAACCAACAGGCGGTAACGGCACACAATATGAAGATGAAGTTGTTGATGCCATTAATGCCTATATTCTAGATGCTGGTGGCAAAATTGATGTTAAATTAAAAGGTGACAACAAAATATACAAAGATATTGCGTATGCTATAAAAGTTGATTCACCAATAAAACAAAAAGCGGGTGTCAAGGGAGATCCTAAAGCTGACATTATTCTTTGCAAAGATAATAAGAATCCCACTGCATCTGGTTCGATTTATGTTTCTCATAAGAAAGAAGGTGGACCAGAAGCTTTTCAACAATATGGTGGTTTATCTGAACAGGCCGGTGAATATATCTACAATCATCCACTTGTTCAAAAGTTTTTGGGAGAAGTTGCCAAAGTTATTGGTAATAGTAATCAACTTTCTATGCCAGTTATGGGCGAATTTACGGATGATGAACTTGCCAATATGTCGATTTATGGACCAGAATATGGCCGACCATTCTCTTTACAACATACACAGTTGATTGGTCAAGGCAAACCAGTGTTTAAAAATATGGGCAAGCATATAGAACTCGACTTCTCCAGTCACATGAGTTTGTCTGGTGATTTATCACACTTTAAGGGTGGATACTTGCCGGTCTTTGGTGCAACATTTCGAGCTGGTCGAGGATTCACCTATAAGAATAAACGTTATAATGGCGCTCGCGTAGCTATTTACCCATACAAGTTAATGGCCACTCGTGGTGGTTTGTTAATAGTAAAAATTAAAAAGTAAAATTAATACATCAAGAGGTTAAATTATGAGTGTGACAGTGATTATGCCAACTACCGGTGCACCGGAGTTGAAGACTGCTATTGCAAGTGTGTTGAATCAGAGTTATGAATCAAAATGTTATGTTGTTGCAGATGGACCAAAAGCACATTCCAGTACAAGAATCATCACGGATGATTTTTTGTCAAGAAAGAATCTGGAAAGGTGTTTTCTACCACTTAATGTCGGTGCAAACGGATTCTATGGTCATAGAGTTTACGCAGCTTTCACCCACCTAATTGATACCAAGTATGTGATTTACCTGGATCAAGACTGTTGGTTTGAACCAGATCATATCAAGAACTGCATCAAGACAATAGAGGAGCAGAACCTGGACTGGTCCTATTCGCTCCGAAAGGTATGCACAAAAGACGGTGAATACATATGTAATGATGATTGCGAATCTCTTGGTAAGTGGAAAACATATCATGGAGTTAATCACATAGATACTAATTGCTATTGCATAAAAACAGAAGTTGCGATAAAATTAGCACAAGTATGGCATGGTGGTTGGGGTCAAGATCGTGTTTGGTTAAATGTATTGTCACAACATTTTCCTAAATTCGACTGCACAGGAAAGTATACTGTCAACTATCGTGTTGATGGCAATGCTGGTTCTGTTAATGCAGACTTCTTTTTAAATGGCAACAAAGTGATGAATGAAAAATATAATGGAGAATTTCCGTGGAGAAAAATTTAATTATTGGTGGTTTCACCAACTATGAAATCAATCAGTTAAAACCTTGGGTATTGTCAGCAAAAGAAGTTGCTGGTGATAATGATGTTGTTCTGGTTACGGGTAAAACAACACAAAAAACAATCGATTGGTTAAATGAACAAGGTGTCATTGTTGTTCCAATGGCTCATGTTGATGGCGTTCCAATTCACGTTTTGAGATTCCTATCAATCTATGAATATCTCAGAACAAACTGGGCAAAATATAAATTGGTTGTTACGACCGATGTAAAAGACGTTTACTTTCAAAAAGATCCATTCGAACACATTGAAAGAGAAATCACACCAGGTTCCTCGGTGAAATTAATTGTTGCATCTGAAGGGCTTCGTTATAAAGATGAACCTTGGGGTGATGACAATCTGAAACAGTCCTATGGTCCATATGTTTATGAACAATTCAAAAACAATGTTATCTACAACGTAGGAACTTTTGGTGGCGCTTCAGAATATGTGAAAGATATGGTTTTCAATATCTTTACGAATGCAATCAACAGGCCAATTCCTATTTGTGACCAAGCAGTATTCAATGTTTTGATTGGCACACAACCTTTCAAAGATGTGGTGAGAGTCACAGTTAGTTGGGCTTGTGAAGCTGGCACTGTTGCAGATCCAACAAAGATTGATTATTTCAGACCAAATCTATTGTGTTATGAACCAGTGTTTGATAATGGTGTTGTAATGACACATGATAGATATGTTTTCCCCATCGTTCATCAATATGATCGCGTTCCCGAATGGAAGAAATTCGTTGAACAAAAATATGATCAGGAAGATGAATCACAATTCTTTAAGTATAGGACTTTATAATGAGTGACGTTATTACATTTAATACTGAAACACAAGCTTTCACACTTCCGACCACAACGTTCAAGTGTTCTGGTTACGGGCTTGGAGAGATGATCAAAAAAATGCATTATCCAAGAGTGTTGGAAATTGGTTGTGATATTGGTGACACCACACAATTTTTGTTGGATAGTAATCCAGACTGTGTATTGACTGGTGTAGATCCATATTCAAACTATGTTGACTGGAACGGAAACAATCTAAATGAACGCGAAGCAATCTATCAAAGATTTATGAATCGTTTGTTGGGTTACAGTAATCGTTTTAATCTGTTGAGAGACTATTCGGACAACGTTGTCGATAAACTATTTGATGATGATTATGATGTTATCTTTATTGATGGTCTACACACTTACGAACAACTCACCAAAGATTGTGCCAACTTCTATTCTAAAGTGAAGCCTGGTGGCGTCTTTGCTGGGCATGATTACAATGCTATTCCTGGTGTTCGTAAAGCCGCAGATGAGTTTGCCGCCAAAGTTGGCAAAGAAATTCTTTTCACAGATTGTGATGTTTGGTACTGGATCAAATGAAAAATTGTATCGTCTTATCTGGTCAATATAGAACATTTGACCAAACATGGGAAAACATCAAAAAGTTTATTGATTTAAATCAACTGGATGTTTACTGTCACCTCTGGTCTGACAGTCAGGAAGAATTTAACAATGTGATTGATAGATTGAAACCTATAAGAATCAAAGCCGAGAACTATGAGGTTCACAAAGAAGAATTTGAAGAGATGGAAAAAAGGATTCGTCTTGCCCATCCAAAGAATGCAAACAATGATAGAATTGCCGGTAATGCATCGATGAACTATAGCCGAAAGGCAGCATTCGATTTGATTGAAGAAGAATATCACACACTGGTATATTGTAGATACGATATCAAGTTTCATCAGTTATTTGATTTCAAAGATGTTGATATGTTAATCACTCCTTTCGAGGAGTCTTACAATTTAATATCTGATATTTTTGCAATCATGCCATTCTCTTATGCAAAACATTATTTTTTATATGATGAATATGAAAGATTGCATTCAACTCAATTCGAACAAGAATTTGAAGATCACCTCAGAAATGACCGCAAATATGGTGAGGAGAATATCAGAATTCATAAAGAAGATAGATATTGCCCACACATGATGTTATTGCGTAATATATACATGAACAAACTACGTGGTGTAACAACAGACCAACTCAGAGTATCGATACAAAGATGAAAATTGCATTATGTTTTTCTGGACAATCCAGATCGTTTGAAAAAGGTTATGAATATTACAAACGTAATCTACTAGACCATTACGATGTGGATGTGTACATTCATAGTTGGAAATTTGATGGTGAAAGAAAACTTTTGGAACTTTATAGGCCAACAAGTTATGAATTCGACACACCACCTTTGGTTGATTATGACAGCAAGTATAAAAATACACCAAACGCAGAGAAATATCCTCCAAGATTCACTTATCGGATGTTCTATTCTATGAATGAATGTAAAAAATTGGTCTTTGGTGATTATGATTGGATCATTCGTTCGCGTACAGATTATGCATTGAACGTGAAGATTCCTTTCGAACAGTTGGATAATTCTAAGTTGTACATACCAAATTGCAGAATGGTGCCGACGAGAGACTTTGGGAATGACCAGTTTGCTTTTTCATCAAAAGACAATATGATGAAATATATGTCAACATATGAAAACATTGATGAATACTACAATGGTGGCAATCAATTCATTGGTGAAGACTTGATGAGAGCGAACTTACACAAACACGGTTTGATTGGTGAGAAACTTGTCTATGTGAACATGAACAATCCATTTCCACCTGGTGCTCACAACGGAACATGGCATTCTTTAATTCGGGATGATTACGAACAATGGACAAAATCATAAAGGAACTCAGTGGTCATTCCGGTTGTAAAATATTTTTGAAAGAAAACGAAACCGGATTGTACGTTGAAAAGACTGGTAATATAGAAAGAAATTTCAAACAAATGAAGTTTCTATATGATGCATACTATCCTGTTCCTGAAATATATTCGGTTGGTGAAAATGTTCTAATCATGGAATACATTCACGGTTTGGATATGAAGAATTATCTAATACACAATAATAGTCACCAGCTGTTTAATTTTTTGTCTACTTTATTTGATAATTTTTCTGATAATCTCGAAATGAAAGACTATACCGAAACTTATTACAATAAGTTGAAGTGGTTGGACGACTGTGATGAAATGCCATTCACAAAGGAAGAATTGATTGGCAAGTTACCTAAAATTTTACCCAAATCAACATATCATGGCGACTTAACGTTAGAGAACATAATGTACACCGATCCAGGATTTCACCTGATCGATCCTGTCACGATAGAATATGATTCTTATGTCTTTGACATTGCAAAACTCAGGCAAGACCTGGAGTGCAAATGGTTCTTAAGAAACACCAATATCAAGTTGGAGGTCAAGTTACAGAACCTACAAAATAAACTAAGAAAACAATATGAAAAGTTTTTCGATGACAATCTTTTGATATTGATGTTGTTAAGAGTCTATCTACATACTAAACAAGGTGATGACAACCATAAATTCATTATGAAGGAAATAAACAGACTATGGAAATAATTGTACCCGCAGCAGGACTATCTACAAGATTTCCTGACATGAAGCCAAAATATCTCTTGTACGATTACAGGGGTGAAATGATGTTGATGAATGCACTGAGAAAATATAGGGAACTCGGTATGAAAATCAACATCGGTATTCTAAAAGAACACCAAGACAAGTATGCTGTCATAGAACAGATACAACATGAATGGTCCGACAATCTTAATTTTGTTGTGATTGATAAACCAACCAAAGGGCCTGCCGATACTGTATATCGCATTTTATCAGAATCTGGTACAAAAGGTGAGTTCTTAGTTAAAGATTGTGACAGTTTCTTTGACCACGAAAACACATCAGGTAATTACATTTGTGTTTCCAACATCTCTGAACATGAGATTCTGAAGAAGTTGGCATCAAAAAGTTTTGTTATTGTTAATGAACAAGACATTGTAACCAATATCATAGAAAAACAGGTTGTTTCAGACACATTCTGTGTTGGTGGTTACAAATTCGAAAGTGCTGAACAATACAAGTCTGCTTTTGAATATGTTTCACAAATGGATGGTGAAATCTTTGTTTCTGATATTATTGGTCGAATGTTAGATCAAGGGCACATTTTCACCAAGAGAAGTGTCACAAATTATGTTGACGTTGGAACCGCGAATGATTGGTTTGAATACAATGACAGACCAGTGATCTTCTGTGACATTGATGGTACAATTGTCAAGGCACAATCTAGACTGGATCTGGAAAGTAAGTGTCTTGAAGTACCTTTACAGAATAATGTGAAAAGATTATTGAAACTCCAAGATAGTGGCGCACAATTTATCTTTACTTCTGCTAGAGAAAATGAGTATACATCACTGACAAGAGAGATGTTATATCGGTTAGGTTTTAAAAGTTTCACTTTGATTTGTGGTCTACAGAATTCTAGAAGAATCTTGATCAATGATTACAACAAGGCGAATCCATATCCTAGAGCAGAAGCCATCAATTTATACCGAGATTCTGATAACCTGAGTGATTTTCTATGATACCAGATAAAAATCTGTTTATTGTTACTTCATCACTTAAACCAGCCATTGGTGCATTTAATGACGAAGAAAGATTTTCACAAACAGTTGCATCATTGAAGTCTATACGCAAGGTGTTACCTGAAGCAATCATATTGTTTGCAGATGTTTCGGTTAGACCAGTCTCGGAGTTAGAAAAAGAAACTTTAGCTGGTCTATCAAATTATTATTTGGATTTGAGTGAAGAACCAAATACAAGATATTGTGCAGTAAATGGTCTGAAGAGTCATGGTGAAAACTGTTTATTGTTTGCAACACTTGCAACAATTAAAAATGACTTAAAATTAAGTAAGATGTTGAGTTCAGTCAAAAGAATATTTAAGTTTTCTGCAAGGTCTGAACTTGAAGATAGTTTCGATATGAAAGAATATGAAAACTTGTTTGGTAAGTTTGTATTCAAGAAAAGAATACCAACTTGGATGGGTTACATTAAGTTTGGTGCAGATCATCTATTAATCACCAGAATGTGGTCAATGTGCCCATCTTTAATAGATGCTTATTTATCAGTTATTCAACAGAATCTAGGAATGTTATCCAATGGTCTTGCTGACACAGAACATGCACATTATGTAAATATACCAAAAGATTATTTGATCGAATTTGACAAAATACATTGCTGGGGATGGTTGGCGGGAAATAGACAAATCGAACATTATTGAGTGCTATATATCGAACCGAATATTTGACAAATTTGCCAGTGTGTAGTATAATCCATTATAAATAAATCCACGGGCAACCAAAGTGTGTTGCAATCAAAGGCAAATTAATGAAATCTTTTAAGTCATTTATCAGAGAACAGGTAGAGCCTGAAGAGGAAGGTGCAAGCCGTCAGATTAAACATTTGACGCACGTTGAAGATCGTCCACTTCAAAAGGGAGAAAAGGGTGCAAAACACGCCATGAAATCTCTGATGGCTGCGGCTGAACACATAAAACAAGGTAAAAAGACTTCCGAATTAACAACAAAATATGATGGATCTCCTGCCATCGTTTATGGGCATCATCCAGAAAATGGTAAGTTTTTTGTTGCATCCAAGTCAGCCTTCAACAAAACACCTAAGGTCAACTATACTCCAGCTGACATTCTAAAGAACCATGGTCATGCACCAGGTCTTGTTTCCAAATTAAAAGAAGCACTCAAACACTTACCCAAAGTTACACCAAAAGAAGGTGTTTATCAAGGTGACATGATGTTTTCGGCCGAAGATAAGAAGAAAAGTGTTGATGGTGGAACATCTTTTAATCCAAATCCTTCTGGTTTGACATACACCGCACATGGAGATCATAAGAAGTCCGTAGACAAGGCAAAAATTGGTGTCGTCACACACCTCTCATACCACGGCAAAGATTCCAAAAATCTAAACGCATCACACGAAGTTGATCACGAAAACTTCCAGAAACATTCGGATGTATTCTCGGTCGACCCAAGAATGGATACTGCAAAGGTTCATTTTAGTAAAGAACATCAAAAACAATTTGATAAACACATTAAGATGGCTCAGTCAGTTCACGATACACACGGTGATGATATGTATGCTGGCACCAGTGCTCACCACGGTGTTGGTGGCCATCTAGAAACATATATGAATCACACAGTTAGAACTGGTGAACAACCAAATCATCAAAACTTTAAAAACTGGTTAGAAACCAACAAAAACAAAGCCATCGATAAGTTGAAGACCGAAAAAAATAAGACAGCCAAACAATCAGAGTTGAAAGATGAACTGGGCAAGATTGAAAGAAATAAGAAACACTATAACAATCTATTCAAAATGCATGGGCATCTACAGGCTGCAAAAAATGTTTTGATTGATGTAATGAATCAACACCAAGAATTTCAACATAAACATGGTGGTGAAACTGCTAATCCAGAAGGATACGTATTTCACCACGGAAATGAATCGGATAAATTTGTAAATAGAGCAGAATTTTCCCGCAGAAACTTTGCTGGAATTAGAAACATATGAAAAAATTCTTAGAAAAATTACATGAGGACGAACAAACACATAGTCCTGTGGTCATGGCTTTTGGTCGCATGAATCCACCCACAATTGGGCATGAAAAGTTGGTCAACAGAGTTAAAGATATTGCGAGTGACTATAATGCACCGCATCATGTGATCATTTCACATACAATGGACACAAAGAAAAATCCTTTGGCTGCAAATGTCAAATTGAAACATGCAAAGAGATTTTTCCCAGACACCAATATAGATGTTTCGAGCAAAGAGAGACCAACCTTCTTACAACACGCTGCAGCACTTCATGCAGCTGGCCACGATCATCTAATCATGGTTGCTGGTTCTGATCGTATACCAGAATATGAACAAAAGTTAAATCAGTACAATGGAATTGGTCCCGGAAAGTTGTTCAACTTCAAAAAGATAGAAGTCAAGTCTGCTGGACAAAGAGATCCTGATTCTGAAGGCGCAGAAGGCATGTCTGCATCGAAGATGAGAGAACATGCTATTAATAATCGTTTCAATGACTATATTGACAAAGATGGTAAAAAGAAACCTGGATTCAGAAGTGGTATTCCATCACATGTACCAGAAAAACACGCAAAAGAATTGTTCCGCGATGTTAGAAGTGGGCTCGGAATCAATGAAGATTTCAACAGAGGTCTATTTAAAGCAATTTTCGTGACAGGTGGTCCAGGTTCAGGTAAAGATATCATCATCCGTGAAGCTATCGCTGAAAGTAAATCCGTTGAACTGAATTCGGTTCAGGCTTTCGATATTCTGATGGACAAACAAAAACTCTCAGAGAAGTCAAACGATGTTCGCAGAGAAGCAGTCAGAAATCGTGGTCCATTGATCATTAATGGACCTGCTGACGACAATAAATTGTTGACAATCAAAGAAGAACTAGAAGAACTGGGTTATGAAACTTCTATGGTGTTTGTTGACACCACAAATGAAGCCAGTAAGAATAGAAACGAAAAACTGGCAAAAATGATTGCCGAATCTGTGAGATATGATAAATGGAAACAAGCACAAGCCAGCAAGCTTTCATACTCCCAAAAATTTGAGAACTTTATCAACTTTAATAATAGCTCTTCCCTAGAAGAAATTGAAGAAGATATTACTGACACCTACGAAAAAATAAATAGGTTCATTGAGAACAAAAATTACAATGAAATTGCGTTCTCTTGGTTAGAAAGCCGCGGTAAAATCAATATCGCAGAATCTTATGGTTTATTATTTAAGGAAGATGAAAATGTTAAGAAAAATTCTAGATTTTTTGAGAATTACAAGTCCAAGCGCAACGCCGGAAAAGCATCCACTGGATATTCAAAAATATCAGCCGGTGCAGGCTCCAGAGCCGCAGGTCCAGGAGATATCCCAGCCGACAATCGTGCAGGAGACCCCAACGCCGACAATATCAAGTGGGACGCCAACAAGCGAACCGGTAGTTACATCTTCCGAACCTACACCGAAGAAAACTCGCAGCAAAGCCGCAAAGACTACCCAGAACCACAAGAGACAAACTTCAGCAAAGACAAAGAAAAAATAAAGAAGAAGGGTCTAAGAGACTCTCCTACGGTTAGTCAGAGATTGAGAAACGTTACATCAATTGGACCAGAATTCGATACCCGTCAACAGGGAACAGTCTATCCAATGTCTGGTCTAGGTGATGTGACGTATAGAGAAGAGACAAATTTTCATTCTTTCAGAAATAAAATGAAAGAATCTTTTATGGATCCAGGCGACAATGAGATGGGTGTTGCTGGTGTTTTGAATGGTGCAACAAACAAGGAACCAATTCAAAGTCCAAAAGACAATATTGGTATAACAATAGAAAAGAAAAAGAAAAAGAAATGAAATCATTCCTAGACTTTGCCAAAGAAAAAGAAAATGACGAACTGAAAAGACAGGTCGATCATTTAAAAGATATGACCGCTGAACACGAAGAGAAAGCCCAATCAGCTTTAATGATGGGTGATCGTGATGGGCACGCTTTACATATGGCCAAGTGCGATCATTTCAAAACACAACACGATGCATTAAAGTCTAAAATGAATGAGAGTGTTGAACAGATTGATGAAAGTCATGTTGCTATCGCCATGGGTAAAGAAATGGACGATGAAGGTAGTATGATTATGAATCAACTGGATCAAATCGAACGTTCAATTAAAATGTTACGCGATACAGTAAAAGATCCAGAGATGCAAATTCCTGCTTGGGTACAATCTAAAGTAACTTTGGCCGCAGATTACATGGAAACTGTTGCTGGTTATATGTCAAGTAAAAACGAAAAGGTCAGTGAAGAAGTTGATCTGGATGAAGCATCACCAGCTTGGCAACGCAAAGAAGGCAAATCTGCATCTGGTGGTTTGAACCGTAAAGGTATCGCTTCTTATCGTAAACAAAATCCAGGATCAAAGTTATCGATGGCTGTCACAACAAAACCATCGAAGTTAAAACCAGGTTCGAAAGCAGCAAACAGACGCAAGTCTTTCTGTGCAAGAATGTCGGGAATGAAGAAACGTTTGACTTCTGCTAAGACGGCAAAAGATCCAAACTCTAGAATAAATAAGTCACTACGCAAATGGAATTGCTAAAAGGAAAACAAAAATGATCAATATAAAAAAACAAGATCCTGTTGCTGATGCTGTTAGAGATATTTTACAGCAAGAAGCATTAAAAGGCAATCAACACAAAATCGACAAGAACAAGAACAATAAAATCGATGCTCACGATTTTAAAATTCTGCGTGGTGAAAAGAAATCTGTAAAAGAAGATTCTGTGGAAGAAACAAATAATCCTTTTGACTGGAAAAATTATAAGAGTCAATTGCCTACTAAACCAGGTGAAAAAGCTGGATTTGACTCCAAGAAAATTTCAACAGGAACTTTTTATTCCAGAAAGCCTGTTAAAGATGAACCGATGAAGAAAGAAGAAGTTGAGCAGATTGATGAATTGAAGAAGTCAACTGTAAAGTCATATATGAATAAAAAAGTTGATCGTATTCACAAAGATGCTGATCTTCAATATCCTTTCAAACCAAAACCAATCACCAAAAAAGAAGTTGAAAAAAATACTAAAGATTTAATGAGAGGTCATGCAAGACTATCTGGTGTTAAGCCAACTTCAGAAGAAGTTGAACAAATTGATGAATTATCAAAATCAACACTAGGTTCCTATGTGAAAAATGCAGCAAGAGATGTTGGTGCTTCTCGTTCACTTGGTGCCGACTTTAAGAATAAGGCAGAAAAGTCTAGAAAACCTAATATAAAAGCAGCGTCATCTAGACTCTCTGACAGATTTAATGCCGTTGCTCAAAAGCGTCACGCTGGCATAGGCAAAGCAGTTGAACGTTTAACAAAAGAAGAAATTGAACAGGTTGATGAACGCACCCTATCTACAAGAGAGACTGCTGAGAAAGAGCGTATCGTAAAGGGTATGAAAAAGAATCTTGCTGGTTTTAAAGCTCGTTACGGTGAAAGAGCAAAATCAGTCATGTATGCTACAGCAACCAAAAATGCCATGAAAGAAGAGGCACTGGAAGAAGGCAAACGTCCAGAAGGTGATACAGTTCCTTTTGTTCAGAATGCAAACACATCTTCTTCACCAATGAAGAAAATCAAAGAAGTCGCTGGTGCAGCAATGAAGAAGATTTATAAAGACTTAAAAACTAAGTAAAATGAATAAGACTGCATCTAAAATAAAAGAAATTGTTAAAAGAACTGTTGCCGAAAAACCATCCTTTGGCACAGATCCTATGGAACCATGGTCTGCTAAGTATAATGTAACTGAAGATGCAGCTCTTGATAGATATCTTTTGTCTAGAGGTTTGAATCCGAAATACGTGAATAAGGACCTAAAAGTTTCACATGCAAAGTCCAATGCATTTATAAATTGGAAAAATTCTCATTCGAATGAGATTCAAAAAGAATCAATGACAATGGCACATACGCCTACAGCGAAAAGACAATACCAATTAAAGAAGTCTGCACACTTTGGTAAAGAAGTTCGAACCAACGGCATACACGGTTCAAAACTACATTCAGAAGCCGTTGATAAAAGAGATACTGTCACATTCGATATTCCATTTTTAATCAGAGTGTTGGAATACTCGCGTGAAGATGCCAAGACAGATATGGATCTTCATAATGTTGTAACGAAATTGATTCATATTCGTAACAAGGGTGTTCTGACAATGAAGGACTACAACTTTGTTACCAGATTGAAAGAACACTTTGAAATCGATGATATCATCACCGAACAAGAATGTAAGTGTTCGGACGAAAAGGAATGGGAAAAGAAAGCACAGGCTCGTTCTGAAATTTGGAGAAGAAAGCGTCTAAAGATTGATGAAGACAAATATCAAGATCCAATGGCTGCAACACAGACTGTTGGTTCAGAAGTTGATACCGATTCTGTACCAAAAAGAAAACGTGAAATGACAAAATCAGCAAGAATGATCAAGTCAATTTACAAAAAGAAACGTGTCAAGAATGTCAAAGAAGAATTATATGATCACGAAAAAGAAGATAAAGGTGCGAAATTTGGTGAAAAACCATTTGCTGCAGCTGTTCTCAAGGGCGGAAAAACAATGACTGGTACACAAAGAGACACCATCGAAATTGATCCAATGATGCGTGCCAAGCCAGGAAAAGTAAACAGATAAATAGTAGATAACCCATAGGTTAAAAGGAGAATATAAATGTCATCTTGGGGAAATAACGACAATGCAGCTAACGCGCCTTACTGGGCAGTTAACTCAACAATTTTAAATGTGCTCGGGACAGAAAGATCCTATGCTGCACCGACTGCTGCTAACGTAGCACTTCTTTACGGAAACACTACAGCTGATGTTTACCATACAGGTCAAACAATTGGTCTTTTCGGTGTTGATGGTCAAGAAGCCGATGTTAATGGCAATGGTACAGTACACACAGGCTGGGTCCTAAAGACTACAGGTTCTGGTGGCCGTGCTGATAGAATTCAACAAGAAGTTCTGGTTGCTCTAAGTGAAATGAAATCTGATGGTGATGGCCAACAGTATCCTAACGTTTCGATTACACTTGTTAACCCATCTAACGCTACAGTTGCTTCAAGTTCTTCTAATGCCAACTCTGTTGCATTCACTGTTGGTACCACATTAGCTGGAAATACTTCTGCAACACTGGGTTATCAGTGGCAAGTTAACAGCAACACAGGTGCTCTGGGCTGGACAAACGTTGCGAACAGCACACCAACCAACACAAGTTATATTGGCGGCACAACACCAACACTGCTTGTCTATCCAAAGACAGCCGCAGCGAACGCATTTGTGTTCCGTGCAATTGTTACGGCCGCAGATCAAGGCGTATCTGCAACATCTGCAAACGCAATAATTACAATCATGTAATTAAACTGGGGATGGTGAGAGCCATCCCCTTTTTATAAGATGTTTGATGATTTGAATGAAGATAATTTTATGATGTATGCGATGAAAGCATATGTTTCGCCGCACTGCATCATGTCGGAATTTGAGGGAGATATCAAAAGAATAAAATATCTGAAAAGATTATTCAGAAGATATAAGATAACAAAATCCCTTAAAGAACGTCTGATTTTAAATCACATCATCTTATTAAACAATGTTTTTGGTCCTAAAGTGACAGCAAGAATATTGTTTTATAAGACCGATGAACGCGATTATGATATTTTGAAAACCTTTCTTGCCTATCTGGACATTGCACCTGATGTAGTGTACGGAATAAGAGGAAAGAATATTCTCGTTACTGAAATTCCGTTAGAAACAAATGTCGCAGAGATATTACTCAAAATATGAAAACATTCAAACAATATTTGGACGAAAAGGGAAGATGCTGGCCAGGTCATAAACCTGTTCCTGGTAAGGCACCATTTTCACCCGGCAGTTGCACAAAAGAAGAAGTATCCATTCAAGAGGACCTGAGAAAGTGGTTCAAACAGAAATGGGTACGCATGGACACCAAGGGTAATATCAAAGGTGACTGTGCAAGAGAACCAGGCGAAGGCAAACCAAAATGTCTGCCTCAGGCTAAAGCACATTCACTAGGAAAAGAAGGTCGCGCATCAGCTGCACAACGTAAGCGTAGAGAAGATCCTAATCCAGAACGCCGTGGTGCACCAATTAATGTTAAGACTGAAGAAGTTCAACAAATACAAGAAAAGAATAAACCAACAAGCCCAGAAAAGTGGGCTAGAGCCAAAGCTGCAGCAAAATCAAAGTTTGCAGTATATCCATCCGCATATGCAAATGCTTGGGCATCCAAGAAATACAAATCAATGGGTGGTGGTTGGAAATCAGTTTCTGAAGATGCTGGTGCAATGAGTGCTGCACCAACAAATGCAGTCGGCACAGGAAACATTGCTGGTTCAGGTGGCGCAGGTGGTGAACCTGGTGTTTCGAAGAAAAGAAACCCAGTAATGTCATTCTTCAAGCGCAAACAACAAAAGGCATAAAATGTGGATATTGAAATGGTTGCCTGATTGGATATTTTACGCAATCTTTTTCATAGGATTGTTAGGCATCATTGCATCCTTTGTGATGAAGTTTATTCCGTTTGTCTACGTCTATAGAACACCAATACAAGTAATCTCGGTCATTCTAGTTGCCATTGGTACATACATGTCTGGTGCAATATCAAATGAAGAAGCATGGCAAGCTAGAGTTAAAGAACTAGAAGCGAAAATTGCTGCCGCTGAAGCCGAAGGTGCAAAAGAAACAGTAAAGATAGTTGAGAAGGTAGTAACTCAACAGAAAGTTATAAAAGAGAAAGGTGATGAGGTTGTAAAATATATTGATAGAGAAGTTGTCAAATACGATACAAAATTTTTACCTGGTGGTGAATGCGAAATACCAAAAGAATTTGTAAAGAGTCTTAATGAAGCTGCAAAACCACCTGAAGGTGGTACTTGGGGCATAAAGGAAAAGAAATGAAGTATATTATTATCCTTTCAACAATACTATTGACTGGCTGTGCAACGGTTTCGGTGCCAGTCAAAGCTAAATTTCCAGTAATGCCAGAAACATTAATCGTTAAATGCCCACAATTAGAGCAAACGCCAGAAGATGCAAAGCTAAGTGATATGGGTAAAATTATTACAAAAAATTATACAACATATTATGAATGCGCCGTCAAGCACGAAGCCATTGTTGAATGGTATACTATACAGAAAACAATTTATGAAAGTGCAAAATAATGGAACTAACAAAAGACCAACTCAAAAAGTTGTTGCCAAAAAATCCATACCTTGATTATTGGTACAATGCATTATCTCAGCTATTGCCGGACTATGAGATAAACACACCGCAACGTATTGCTGCATTCATTGCACAGTGCGCTCACGAATCTGGTAATTTTATGGTTCTGCAAGAGAATCTGAATTACAGACCACCAACACTTAGAAAGATATTTCCAAAATATTTTCCAACTGATGCGATGGCCGCTGATTATTGCTCAAGACCAAACAAACAAGAAGCAATCGCAAATAAAGTCTATGCAAATCGTATGGGTAACGGCGATGAGGCTTCAGGCGATGGCTATCGTTATCGTGGTCGTGGACTTATTCAATTGACTGGTAAAGATAACTACACATTCTTTGCTGGCTCACTAGGCATTTCTGTAGAAGAAGCCGCAGAATACATGGCAACTTTCGAAGGTGCATGTCAAAGTGCATGTTTCTTCTGGGAACAAAACAAATTGAATCAATGGGCTGACAAGGGTGATATTGTTACTTTATCCAAACGCATTAATGGTGGAACAATAGGTCTTGAGGACCGCATTAAGCACTATGAACATGCACTACATGTTCTAGGGGGATAATATGTTCAACGATAGAAAATTATTTCTATGTTTATTGGTACTCATGGTTCTACCTTTAGGTCTAGCTATTTTTGGCGGTGATAGGTTCCGCTATCCATGTCAAGACCCTGCAAATTGGGATAAAGATATATGTAAGTTACCTAAATGTGATGTAACAAGAACTTGCCCAGAACACATATTTAAAGGCCAGCGTGACCCAAGATTAGGTCCACCACCAACAAGAACAGAACCTATGGTTCAAAGCGGAGCACCTGCCGCTTGCACACCACCCGCACAAGGAGCAAATTGTGGA